AACCGCTGATGAGCGAGGTGGCTGATGATCGCATCTTCCGTAGGGACGAGATCGAGCGTGAGCGCTGTGAAAGCTATGAGGATATCTGCGAAAAGGTGCGCATCATTCTGAAAAAGAAGCCGGACTGGGCGGATATGTTTATCGCCGTTCGTATGGACGAGCTGCCGATCCGTGAGTATGCAGCCGAAATCGGTGCAGATGAAAACAACATCACGCAGAAGCTGAAGAGGGCTGAGAAAAGAATTCGAGAAAATTGGAAGTAAACCGTCAGATTTGACCTCCTGCCGAGGCTACCTGTTAGAGGTGTAGCCTCGGCAAATTTTTAGAAGGAGGCAGTTGATATGTCGAAACAAATCAAAGACCGGACATACAGGCCGCTTGTATATATCGCAAGTCCCCTGTCCGGCGATGTAGAAGTAAATACGGAAAGGGCGAGGGCGTTCTGCAGGTTTGCGCTGGAAAAGGGGCAGATCCCTCTTGCTCCCCATCTTCTGTTCCCGCAGTTTATGAATGATGATGATCCGGCAGAGCGTGAGCTTGCGATATTTATGGATGTCATTCTTCTCGGTAAATGTTCTGAACTGTGGGTGCTTGGCGATACCGTATCCGCCGGAATGCAGGCAGAGATCGATGTGGCTAAGAAACGCAGACAGCCTATCCGTTATTTCAACAGTAAGTTCCAGGAGGTGGAATCGTTATGAGTGAGTTTAAGGCGATACAGACAGAGTACAAGAGATATCTCTTCCGCTCCAGGCTTGAAGCAAGATGGGCAGTTTTCTTTGATGCGATGGGCATCGAATGGGAGTACGAGCCGGAAGGAATCGTTCTAAGTGACGGTACAAATTATCTGCCGGATTTCTATCTTCCTCATTTCCATTGCTACTTCGAGGTAAAGCGCAGGAGCATTAAGGGTACCCCGGAGGAGGAAAGGGTGATCTCGAAAATCAGCAACGGTGAGTATACCGACAGCTGGGCAGGCATGATCTGTTTCGGTGATCCGATGGATGATGACCTCTACATCTTCTGCCAGGAAATGGATGACGGCGGTGGCGGCAGTTATGAGAATCCGGTGACCATCGGTTTCCATCCGGAAACGCATGAGCCGTACCTCTTTGCCTATAACGACAGGCGCGACAGAACCTTCTTTACTCATTTCGGTGAGGATATGGAGGACAGCTATATCCCTATGGTGACACATGAATATGGGGCGTATCAGTACAGGGATTTCGTAAATAAGCGGGTGTACCGCGCAAGGGAACTGGCGCGTCAGGCACGGTTTGAATACGGGGAGACACCGAGAATAAGGAGGTCGTACAGATGAGGGATCTTGCTATCGCCTACGGCAACAACCGTCAAGCAAAGAAATGGGTCAACAAGACCATACGATTTGATGATCTGAAGGAGCGGCTCAAGGTTACGATCCGTACCACGGAGTCCGCTGAAGAATATGCCAAAATGAGCAAGGCGCAGAGGGACGCAGCGAAAGACCACGGTGGTTTTGTCGCAGGCGTTCTGATGGGCGGCCGCCGGAAGATCGATACCGTGGAGAAACGCTCTATGGTCGCTCTTGACGGTGACCGCATCACAAAGGAGTTCCTGGATAACTATGAAACAACCTGTCCATATACATCCGTGCTTTATACCACGCATAGCAGCACAGAAGAAAACCCGAGGGTGCGCCTGGTCTTTCCTTTGACCCGTGACGTTACTCCGGAGGAGTTCGTGGCAGTGTCCAGGTATCTCGCGCAAATGCTCGGCATCGACTATTTTGATGAATGCAGCTATCAGCCCAATCAGCTGATGTACTGGCCGTCCTCTCCGCAGAACGGCGTATTTGTGTATAAGGAAACAGACGGAGGATGGCTTGACCCTGATGTTATCCTGTCTGCTCATCCTGAGTGGACCGATCCGACAAGACTGCCGACCTCATCCCGTGAGAGCAAAGCAAATACGGTCGCACAGCAGAAGGTGCAGGATCCGCTGATTAAGGAAGGCACAGTCGGTCTGTTCAACAGGGTCTTCTTCCCGGTTCAGAAAGCCCTGGAGTCATTTCTTTCCGATATATATGAGCCGACCGACAATGAGAGTCGCTGGCATCTGATCACATCGAGCAGTATGGCGGGTGTGGAGATCAAAGAGGACAAGTTCGTGTACTCCCACCATGCGAAAGACCCCGCGTATCTCAGGCTCTGCAATGCCTTTGATATCGTCCGCATTCATAAGTTCGGAGACCTGGACGATAAGGAGTCCTTCAAAGCCATGTGCGATTTTGCCATGCAGCAGGACGAGGTGAAAGTCGCAGCGGCGAACGAGCGCCTCGCGGAGGCTGAGTCCGACTTTGCCGATGCCGGGGACGATGACTGGAAGAAAAAGCTGCAGCGCAACAAGAACGGCGTCCTGGAAAATTTACTGCATAACATTCGCCTGATCATGGAGAACGATCCGTATATGAAAAATATCCGCTTTAATCAGTTGGCGGACGGCATGGAGATCTGTGGAGAGGTTCCCTGGAAACATCCGGCAAAGTTCTGGCGAGATGCGGACGATGCACAGCTTATCTGCTATGTCGATGCCTGCTACGGCAGCTTTTCTCAAAGGAACTATGACGTTGCCGTGACCAAGGCTGCGGATGACCGCTCCTATCATCCCATTAAGGATTATTTCGAGTCTCTTCCTGTATGGGACGAGATCCCGAGGGTGGACACGGTGCTGATTGACTATCTTGGCGCACAGGACAATGAGTATGTCCGGGCGGTGACACGCAAGGCGCTCTGTGCGGCATATATGCGTATCTACCATCCAGGCATCAAGTTCGATTACATTACAGTCCTTAACGGCGAACAGGGTATCGGCAAGAGTACACTGATCGCAAAACTTGGCATGGAGTGGTTTGCCGATAGCCTGACGCTATCGGATATGAATGACAAGACGGCAGCGGAAAAACTCCAGGGGTACTGGATCCATGAGATCGGCGAGATGGCTGGCATGCGTAAGGCCGACCTTGAGAAGGTCAAAGCCTTCGTCTCCCGCTGCGATGACAAGTACCGTGCCTCTTTCGGTAGGCGTGTCACTCCGCATCCGAGACAGTGCATTTTCTTCGGCACCACCAACAGTGAGAACGGTTATCTGCGTGATATCACAGGCAACCGCAGATTCTGGAACGTGCGTGTTCCCGGAACCGGCAGGATGAAACCCTGGGATCTGACTCAGGAGATCATCGACCAGATATGGGCAGAGGTCATCGTGCTTGCAAAGGGCGGCGAGGAACTGTTCTTAAGTCACGAACTGGAGGAGTACGCAAAGAAGGAGCAGTCCGAAGCAATGGAGCGGGATGACCGTGAAGGTCTTGTTGCCCGTTACCTTGATATGCTCCTGCCGGAGACCTGGGACACAATGGATGTTTATCAGAGGCGGGAGTATGTGCAGGACCCGGACAGTCCTCTCAATGTAAAAGGCACGGTGCGCCGTGAGACAGTTTCCAATATCGAGATCTGGTGCGAGTGCTTCGGTAAAGCTAAAGAGGATATCAAACCATCCGACAGCTATGCGCTTGCAGCGATCATGACAAGGTTCGGAGACTGGGAGCGGACTGCAAAATCGGTGAGACTCCCCATCTATGGAAAGCAGCGCGTCTATCAGCGCAAATAACCGGAACAGGTCGGTGGAACAACTGCACAGCCAGAACACGCCAGTTGTGCCTGTTCCACCGGAAAACCTGTTGATATAAGGCGAAAACGGATCAATCGGGAACAACGGAACATCTTTTTCTATATAGTACAAAACAAAACAAAAATATAAAGAAAAAGACGTATCGCGACACGTGTTTTTGCGCGCGATAGAAAAATTTGTGGTCGTTGTTCCATTCAATCGGAGGTTAATGGAATGATCAGAGAAATTGTGGGCAGTGATTTCATGGACTGCAGGAAGGTGCAGGATATCTGCCAGGAACAGGGATTATCAAAATATGCCGTAAGACGCATCAAGCGTGAAGAAGGCATCAAAACAGTGGAGGTTGTCAATGGCGAGGGAGAAAAATATGGCTCTGGTTTGATCCGGAGCAGATCTGGGAGAAATACAGTGAATGAAAAGTATCTCGAGAGAAAACTGGTCAAGGCTGTCAGGAAGTCCGGCGGTCTTGCACCAAAGTTTGTAAGTCCGGGATTTGATGGTGTGCCTGACCGCATCATCCTCCTCCCTTCTGGTCACATCGCTTTTGCGGAACTGAAAGCGCCGGGAAAAGTGATGCGGCCTTTGCAGGTCAGAAGAAAAAAGCAGCTGGAGGCTCTCGGCTTTAAGGTCTACTGCATCGACAACACGGAGCAGATCAGCGCAATTTTACAAGAGATTGGAGGTGATGCCGAATGAAGTTCATAGCACATGATTACCAGCAGTACGCAATCGACTATATCGAAAGCCATCCGATCGCTGCGATTTTCCTTGATATGGGCTTGGGTTGAAAAGGCAAAACAGCTATTACCTTGACGGCGCTGTTTGACCTAATGTCCAGGCAGTGGTGAATGGCGATACGGATGAGAGACTTGCGGCGGTTGATAAGGCACTTGCGGAAAAACAGGCAGAACTGCTCGAAGCCGGAAAAGACCAGTCAGGGATTGATGAGATCGGTGATGCCATCATATCTCTCCGGGAAGAGCGGCAGGATATCCTTACCGAGGCGGCTATGAACACGGAACTGATAGAAAAACTCGAAGACCTCACGACCTTTCTTGATGAACAGACGGAGGCGCTTACGGAATACTCCGAGGCAATGGTCAGACGGTTGATTGCCAGGATTACGGTCTATGAGGAGAAAATGACGGTCGAGTTTAAATCGGGGCTGGAGATTGATGTGGATGCATAACAGAATAGGCAGTTAGCGGCACCTCGTTACGGCGGGGTGCTTTTTTTCGTGCCGAGGTAGAATTGTTCACAATTTTGCGTTAAAATAAATTTAACGATTCGTGAAACTTATGAACCGTTCTTCGGAGGAGTATCATGCTGAAAAATAATATAGAACTTGATGTCAAGGTGAAGTGCATTGAGGGTAATACAACACAGGCAAAGGTGGCCGAGGAAGTCGGCACCTCAGCATCCTATGTCAGCCGTGTGATCAATGGCGGTGATAAGGTCGTGAACAAGACCTTCGTATCTATCATGGAGGCGCTTGGGTACGATGTGGAACTGCACTATGTGAAACGGGAGGTGGCAAACATTGATAAATGATCTAAGTAAGGCTCAGTTGCCGCCGATATATAAAAGAGATGGTCGGGACTGCTATCTTGATCCTATCAGGCAGAAACTGGAAGAAGGCAGGTGGATAATTTGCAATCATTCATTCGTAAAGAACCAATTCTTGTGATTTCGGGCGTTCTGGCGGCACTTTCGTGCCTTGCGGTTCCGCCATCTGCGGCATATCTGGGGTATCTCAACTGGCGGACGCTGGCGCTTTTGTTCTGTATGATGGCAATTGTTGCCGGAGCCTCCGGGGCGGGCATGTTTGAATGGATCAGCCGGAAAATAACAGGAGGTATTACAGACCAGCGGAAGCTTTCCAGAGCGTTAATGCTGCTTTGCTTTGTCTTGGCCATGTTCATTACCAATGATGTGACGCTGGTGACGGTCGTTCCGCTTACCATGCTCCTTATGCGAGGTGCTGCGGAGAGAACATTGATCCTGACCCTGGTGCAGGAAACCATTGCCGCGAATCTCGGAAGTATGGTCACACCGTTTGGCAATCCGCAGAACCTGTACCTGTCATCCTTTTACGGCATTGATACGGGAAGATTTCTGCAGCTGATGCTGCCATATGCGCTGCTGTCTCTCGGACTATTGCTGCTGCAGTCCTACCTGATTCCGAAGGGGGCCGTTCCGGCAGGAGGGGGGCGAATCGGAAGCAGAAAGAATGAAGGTCCAAACCGGAAGCTGGGCTTTGTATGGTGTTCTGTTCGCAGGAGCTGTACTGGCAGTGCTCCGCATTCTGAGCATCTGGCTGGTGCTTCTTGCGGTGACCGTGGTTTTGCTGCTTCATAACAGGCAGGCTCTTCGCAGGGTCAACTACAGCCTTCTGCTGACCTTTGTCTTTTTCTTTATCCTTATTGGCAATCTGGGCAATATGTCGGAAATTCGCAGTGCGATCCTTTCTGTGCTGCAGGGCCATGAGCTTCTGGTTTCTGTTCTTGCATCGCAGGTGGTCAGCAATGTCCCGGCAGCCATTCTGCTTTCCGGCTTTACTCCGGAGGGAGAGCTTCTGGTGGTAGGGACCAATCTGGGAGGACTTGGGACGCTTATTGCATCGATGGCCAGCATCATTACGTTTCAGCTGTATGCAGGAAGAAGGAACGCGCAGACTGTGCGGTATTTTGGCGAGTTTACATTGTGGAATTTTTTGAATCTTGCAGCCCTTTTGTTGCTGGCGTGGTTACTGCAGTGGAGGAGTGTTCTACCCGGTTGAGGCAAATTTCACGACAATTGACGAGAATGAGTAATGTAGAAAATTCAAAGAGATAAGATTGTTTGGCTGAAAGGAGAAATTGTATTATATGTTCTATATTGTTTTGGACCTTGTAATGGGAGTGATTATGTTTCTGTTTGGAATGTTGTTCTATAAATTAGAA